GGCAAATTGATCGCTGATTAGGAGGTGATGATGAAAGAGTTTATCAGTGAAGAACCGAAGACAAAGTATTACGTCCAGTTCTACTGCATGGCTGACAAAAAATGGTTGACGATTGATAAGTACATTTATTACGTCGATGCAGTGGTTGATCTTGGAAAGCATATCGAAGCAAACCCTAGTGAAGATCACAGGATACTCAGAGTTATGAGTGAGGTTGCTATTGAGGTTCCATCAATTGATACAGAAAAAGGAGACTGAGATGAGTTCTGGTTTTATGACTGAAGTAAACCCTGCTGATTACTTTGACTTGCTGACTGCGGTTCGTGACTCAGGCGTGATGAACATGATGGGTGCGCCAAGGTATCTGCAGCAGGAGTTCGGCATGAGCAGGCAAGATGCTCGTCGGACATTCATTCTTTGGGTTGAACATCTTCAAAAGGAGGAAGCGTAATGGGTTTAGATCAATATGCATTTAGTGCACCGGAGCAGTTGGTCGCTGAGAAAAACAGTGACGGTCAATATGAAATCAAAGGTGTTCATGGCGAGGAGTTTTATTGGCGAAAGCATGCCAAGTTGCAAGCGTTTTTTGAGGCTTCAATCAATCTAGGGATGTTGGAGCCTCTGGTTGATGGCGAATTTAACTGCAATCCAGTGATGCTGACGTTGGATACGGTGAAATCTTTGGAGCGGCTGCTTAAGGATGACGATATGCCCGACTCAATGGGTGGCTTTTTCTATGGTCATCAGTTCCAAGACGAGGCAGCAGCCGAGTACAAAGAGCAGGATCTAAAGTTCTGCCAGTGGGCAAGGGACACAATCAAAGGAGGTGACTACGTTTACTACGATTGTTGGTGGTAATGTTTGCATAACTTTGCAAAGGTTGGTAAAGTTAATCAAAGGTTGCGGGGTAACTCGCAGCCTACTTTCAATCAAAGGAGTTGTTTATGTCTAAGAAATACAATCGCATTGTCGAACTTGTATCCGCAGCCATGGAAGATGATTTGACATGGCGTAAAACATGGCAATCACAGTCTCGGCTGCATTGCAATTGGCTAACCAAACGCCCTTACACTGGCACAAATCAGATTACTACTATGATTTCTGCTTGGGCAAATGACTACAAAAGCCCGTACTGGGTGACGTTCAATCAAGCAAAAGACCTTGGCGGTTCAGTCAAGGGGCAGACAGCAACACCAGCATTATTCTTTGGCACTGGCAAAGACAAAGATAATCCTGAAAAGATGTTCAAGTTTGCCAAGCTGTACAACCTTTTTAATCTAGATCAGATTGGGATCGAGCTGCCACCAGTTGAGCTGCGACAAACCAAGTTGGAGCGACCTTACGAAGTGGCAGAGGCGATTCAAGTTAAGTTGGACTGTCATTCTCACCACAATCCTTGTTACTCGCCTGTCACTGATACGGTAAAGATGCCGATGCCAGGACAGTTTGAGTCTGATGATGCTCACCAATCGACGCTTTACCATGAGTGTATTCACGCTACTGGTCACAGCAAAAGACTAGACAGGCCGCTTACTGGCTTGTTCGGCAGCGAGGACTATGCGAAAGAGGAATTAATTGCCGAGCTTGGCAGCGTGTTCCTGTGTGCAGAACTTGGCGTGACCTATGACATAAAGCATCACGCTAGCTATCTACAGTCATGGCAAAAAGCAATCAAGGATGATCCCCAATACATACTTAAAGCTGCGTCAGCTGCACAGAAAGCAGTCGAGTATGTCATGTCTCAATTCACCATGAAGCGAAAGTACGAGGAGGCAGCATGAGCAAACACTTATATGAATTGGAGCTGCTTGAGTGTGGCAAGGTCAAGGTAACTTGGACTGCCAACGATAGTGAAACAAACCCTGGCGTCATTCAGCAGGCGGTTGTAGAGCCTGACAATCTGGAAGACGGTATTCGTGCATTGGTCCAAGCGTTTGTTGACGGACCATGATCTCGGCTGGAACTGGCCCCGATCCGGTAGGTGCGGGGGCCAGATTCCCGCCTCAATCAAAAGGAGAAATGTATGACATTGAAGATAGTTTTGACAAAAGACATGGTTGCAGAGGCTTGCCCTGAGCTAACCGAAGCGGAGTGCGAAGCGCTGCGCGATCATCTGTATGACACAACGACAGGTGATGTAACAAGGTATGCGATACAAGCAGCAGCTCGCAGCATGTTTCCATATCAAGCCAATCCAAGAGGTTCTGTTCTGCGGTTTGATACCAAGCACTACATTCGATCTGCCATCAAGATGCTTCAAGATGCAGACGCTGAAATTGGCAAGACTAGAAAGAAGAGTGACAACCTTGCTCAGATCCAGCTGGATGTGCAGTGCTGCATTCATTACTTGAACGAAGAGCTGGGAGAGCACCATGTCTGAAGAAAAGGTGAATGATCGGTACTACCCTGAGTCTTTGGTAAAGGCTTACTTTAACTGGGTTGCAGCCAATGACGAGAAAGCCACGTTTACTGGGCTGCATGCGTTTGTTGCTGAGGTAGTGGGCAACAAGCACATTAACTTTATTCCTGTGTTCAGAACAATCGAGGAGGTTTTTGATGTCTCAGACAAGTGAAAAGATCGAGTCGGCTACGTTAAAAGACTTGGAGTTTTGGCGTGCTCATTTGCGTCTTGCAAGAGCGGGTCATCTGCGTGACTTCAGAAAGTACAAACGGATGTGGGGCGAGCAAGATCCAATGACACGCTTTATGTATGGCTATGCAGCGGGCTCTAAGAATCCCCTGTTTGTTATTGACCTTATGATTAAGAAGATAAAGGAGAGGTCAAGTGAGTAAGAAAATTACATGGGAACACCCAGCTGTTGGGGTAGTTGTCCAGTTGTATTACGAGAGAGGGAACAGATATGAACCCCCTTACACCGAAATCGAAGCAATCTATGCGGGTGGTGTTACGCCACCCCAAGATATTCAACGGCTGTTTAACCATGACGAGATCATGGATGACTTTTGGAAGTACAGACCAGACTTAGGAGACTGCTGATATGTCTGATTTATCAATCGAAAAAAATATCCCAATCCCAGCACGCAAAGGATGGGGTAAGTTTCACGACACCATTCACAGCATGGAGATAGGTGATTCTGTTTTATTAACAGAGCAGCGTGACGTTGCAAACTTCATGTCTGTTGGGAAAAGGGTTGGCCTAAAAATGTCATCCCGAAAAGTCGATGGTGGCTGGCGTGTATGGAGGATCCAATGAACTATTGCGAATACTGCTGCGAGACTATTCACCATGATGAGGATCGCAGGTGCGCCCCTGATGATTTGCCTGACGATATTCCCTGGCGTACTGGCTGGAGTGCTATGTACTACCACCGCTGGTGCTTTGAGGATGTTGTATCTGATGAGCGGCAAGAAATTGCCTACAAGCATGGAGCAGGCTAATGGATAACGAAATGGTAATTGGTTTGGCCTGCGTCACTATCATTACCTTGGCCTGCTTGATAATGGGAGGTGCTATATGACGTTAGACGATGACCTTGTTGAGTGTGAAGAATGCGGCCAGAAAGTTGAGTCTGGATTTATTCACGATGATGGTGCTTGTGATGAGTGCTGGGAGTTATGGGTGGAGCGTAATGCTGGCGATGTAGACGAAGCCCAAGAATGGCATGACTTTGATCCAGATTGTTAGTAGACTCAGATCGTCCAAGGCTATCACTCCTAAGCCTGATTGAGCTGGTTGGCAGCGCCCCAGTGGACGGAATCGCTGCTCTAATTTATCTCCCTTTCTATAAGAATATCAATATAATGGCGGGCTTTTCTTAAGTCTTCTACGCCACCTTTTGTTTTCCACCTTGATACATACTTGACCACGGCGTGCTCGCATATGCCCAGGTTATTTTCTAGCGCGTACTCTAGCGGCTGGATCTTGAGGGCCGTGTAGTGACTGCCCCCGACTTGCTGGGTTTCCCATTTCATGTGACCTCCCGTTGGCACTGAGCCTGCAGGTTGTTGGCACGGGGCTGGATGCGCCCCGCCTCCTGTTCAGCCTAGCGATGTTGCCGTGACAATTGGCTCCGAATGCTCGCGCGGTGCTTCGATGTTCTCCGATCCCAATGCCCCTTCGATGGCACTGCGGGTGGTGAATGGCTTGCCCTTGGCATCAGTAAAGTATTTGATCCCTTGAGCATCCAGCACACGCATTAGTTTCGGCGTGGTGTATGCCTTGAAAATGTTAAACAGGTCGCGGTAGTACAGGTATTCTGGCTCGGTGCTCATTTAGCTCTCCTTAAAAAAAGCCCCGACTAGCGGGGCATTGTCGGTTGCGTGACGCGCAACTCACCAAGGCACGTCTGGGCTAGCCGCCAGCTGTGCAGCGGACTTCGGCGCTTCAGCAGGCTTCCACATGTTACGCTCTGCGTACCACTTGCCAGATCGCCCTTCCTTGATCTCGATGTTAATCCATTCCATTGATGGATCTTCCTTCTTTTGCGTGCCAATCCATGCACCAAGCTCGTCGAGCTTCAGTGATAGCTTGAGCTTTACAAAGTCAGGAGCATTGTCGTCAGGAAGTTTGACGATCATTCCTTCAACAAAGTTTTTTTCTTCACTCATGTTTGATTCCTATTTGGATTAATTTTCATAACCTTGTTTTCAAAGGTCGTAAAGATACCGCCTTTTGACGGTGCTAAATTTAACGCCTCCTTAACGTCGTTGGGTGTGTCTTCGATGATAGCCCTCAGTAGATCCCATTCCTCGTTGGCAACTGCTGTTTTGACGTCGCAAACATAATCAAAGTTATCGCGTACTTTTTGCATGTACGCAATAAAGTCTTGATAGGTTTCTACCATGCAGATGATGCTGTCTTAGCTTGTGGCTTCCACTCTCGTTTAGGTCCTGACTCTGCTTTGTTTGCATCATCATCCTTGTCAGCACCAATACCCAATGCCATTGACAAACTGTATCGCTTGGCATAAGTGACAGCGCTTCCAAAACTTTGGGCTGTCGGTTTGTCTGCCCTGACAATCATCTTGCCAGTACCAAACGTTTCACCGTACCCGATAAGGATTGTTTCAATACAAGCACCAACCTCACATTCATGGCTAATCTGTTGAATCAAAATGCCACGCTCATTTAGCGCTTCTTTTGCGTAGTCCCAAAGCGCTTCAAAAGGAACATATTGACTCTTGAAGTGCGGGTTTGTAGCCGATGCAGTAGCATGTGACAGTGCTCGCTGCACGCCTAACAGGTTTTCAAACAGCTTGCTTTTCGCTTCAGACATTGCGATCCTCCTATGTTGATCTGCCCCCACTGTATTGAACCCCTCAAACAATGTCAACCTTTGCAAACATAATAAAAGTTACAATAGTTGTTGACAAGTAAGCAGGGGTAAGCCAAAGTTAAAGATTTCTCCCAACGAAAAAGGAGTGTTCTATGTCAGACGACTGGGCGTCTTACTGTCTTCAGGAAAACCAACTAGCAAACAAGCCCTCACAGCCCCTCAACGGCCCTGTAACGAACGCAAACAAAATCAATGGAGCTACCCCTATCGAACAAGTATCGTCCCTCACACGGCTCAGGAACGCCGCTATCAACAGCAGGATAAAAGAGCTTGAAAGCAGACTTGCAAAAGAGCGTGATGTAATTCCTGGCATGATAACCACAGGCACAGTAACTCTTGTATATGCCCCAAGTGGCGCAGGTAAAACCGTCTGGATACTTGGCAACCTATTTCAATCCATACGAAACAATCTTATCAGTGGCTCTGATGTTATCTATTTCAACGAAGATGATGGCGCAAAGGGCGTGCTGCAAAAAGCAAAGCTAGGCAATAAACA